GGCCCGGAACTGTAGATTGGGCAGCGGCTACTGCTCCTACATTAACTGCCTCTGGTGTGGATGTACTCGTTTTCTATACCATAGATGGCGGTACGATTTGGTATGGATTTCTTTCTGGCGCGGCGATGGCATAATGACAAATATTAGACGAGCATTACAAGCAGCGGCAGGAGTAGGTGGCGGCAGCACTATCGCTGCTATGGCGTTTGGTGGCGGCGACGATGGTCGGCTAGGTTTAGGCAATACCACTAACTACTCCTCTCCGGTTCTAGTTGGGGAAAAGGATACTTGGTCGAAGATAGGAGCGGGTAGGAAGGGTGCTATAGCCGTCAAAGCAGACGGTACTTTATGGACGTGGGGATCGAACAACAAGGGACAACTGGGTGATGGAAGTATAACTAACCGTAGTACACCTATTCAAGTGGGTGCATTGGAAGATTGGGCGCAACCATCAATGTCCTTTGAAAGTTCTGGGTGTGTTAAAACTGACGGTACTTTCTGGACATGGGGATCAGGCACGAATGGGGTATTAGGCAATAGTACTGCCACTTCTATAAGCTCTCCGGTTCAGGTAGGCTCGCTCACTGATTGGTCGTTGGCAAACTTTGGCACTTACCACGGCATGGCAGTTAAAACAGACGGTACTCTCTGGGCTTGGGGTGCTAACTACTATGGCCCTCTTTGTCAAGGCAATAACACCACTAAGTCTTCTCCCGTTCAAATAGGGGCATTAACTACTTGGCTCACAGTCGCTGGTGGATATGGTTTCACCACAGCCATTAAAACAGATGGCACTATATGGGCCGGTGGTAAAAACAATTACGGTCAACTTGGTCGAGGCACTACATCTACTAGAGAAACGACTATAGGACAAATAGGGGGATTAACTACTTGGTCGAAGGTAGCCTGTGCTTACGCTACTACTGCGGCAGTTAAAACAGACGGTACACTCTGGGCGTGGGGTAGAAGTAATGACGGGCAATTAGGTCAAGGGGATACCGTTAACCATTCCTCTCCGGTTCAAATAGGCTCGCTTACTAATTGGTCGAAGGTGTATGGCTCTGGCCCTGGCCAGTTTTTCATTGCAATTAAAACAGATGGAACCTTGTGGGGTTGGGGTAGCAATGATGCAGGACAGCTAGGCCAAGGTAATACGACTAACTATTCCTCACCTGTTCAAGTGGGTGCATTGACTACTTGGCTGGTAGCATCCACTGGTTCTAAACACACCATAGCTCTGCAATGACCGCCATGAAAACAATCCGTTTCTTATCTGGACTTCCTCGCTCTGGCTCTACAGTCCTTGCGGGGATACTTAACCAGCATCCGAGCGTTCATGCTTCGTCAACCTCTAGTTTGCTGGATATGTTGGTTGGCACTCTGAAGGCTTGGGCAGATTCAAGGTCTGTCAAGGCAGCTATTGACCCAAAAGAGTCTGAAAAGGAAATACATCGCATCTTACGAACAATATGTGACGAGAAATACTCACAGATAGACAAGCCCATCATTTTGGACAAATGCAGAAGCTGGGCAAGCTCAAGGAACATCTCGACAATGACAAAAATACTTGGCGCACCCCCGAAGATTATCGCTACAGTAAGAAACATCCCTGACTGTGTAGCTAGCATGGTGCGAGTGTCAAAGCCGACAGACCTTGATGAGTTCCTTCTCACTTCTGATCTTGTCAGGCACATCAAAGAAAGTTATCAAAATCTGGAAAGCGGTTACAGGCTTGCTCCTGAGAGCATCCTTTTTGTAGAGTACGATGACCTTATTGATAACCCACAAGAGCAGCTTGACCGAGTACATGATTTTTTAGAGCTTCCTGCACACACCTATGACTTCAATGCCATAGATGGAACAAACCTCCAAGAGCGTGACGAAGAAGCGTGGAACGTCAAAGGACTGCACGATGTTAAACCTGTCCTTGCTAGACAGCACAACGAGCTACCAGAAGATGTATTGAAGCACCGATTCACTGAGTATCAGCAGCCTAGATTCTGGCGCGGGGAAACTCAAGGCCACGCACCACTCCACAAACTTGATATACAGCTTTCTGCTGGCTTGATGGGCAACTTTGACGAAGGCGAGAGAATAGCGAATGAACTAGCCGTTGAGGAACCGTGGAACAACCGCGCAGCCTTTAACCGTGGCTGGTACGAGCTACACAAAGGCAATCTACAGAAAGGCTCCGAGTTACTTCACCGTGGGCGGCTAGAGAGCTTATTTGGCAATTTGATCCCTAAAACCCCCTCTCCACTGTGGGACGGTGTAAGCAAAGGGACAGTAATACTGAATTTAGAAGGCGGGTTAGGCGACCAGATTCACGGGGCAAGATTCGCTAAGGATATAGCGGCAAAGGGCTGTAAGGTCATTATCGCCTGTTCCGGTGAACTAGCGTCATTATTTCGTGGTATAGAAGGCGTTATAGCGGTCATTCAGCACGAAGCGATCTTTGGAGTAGTCCATGACTTCTGGGTTCCTTCCATGTCTGCCACTATGCCCCTGAACCTTAGCTACAGTGACGTTTCTGGCAACGCATATATCCACCGTCCTGCGGCTCTCTCAAAGAGAATGAAGATTGGACTACGCTGGCGGGGTAATCCTGCTTTCGAGCATGAACAGCATAGGTTCTTTCCAGCAAAACAATTCTTTGAATCTTTCGAGGGGACGGATGCTGACTTCATTTCCTTGCAGAGAGACAAGGGCGTTGAGCATAGACCTGAATGGGTTAAAGAAGTGCCGCTGGACACATGGGAAGACACTGCTTCCGCTATTGCGTCATGCGATCTAGTAGTGAGTTCATGCACCAGCGTAGCTCACTTGGCTGGAGCGATGGGGGTTCCTACTTACAACATAGTCCCGATTCTGCCTTATTATCTGTGGGCGCCTCCGGGTGAATCAACCGTATGGTACGACTCGATGACCTTGATTCGGCAGAAGCAATTCGGAGACTGGAGTGCGCCATTCGCGGATATTGGTACAAGACTACGACTGAGGAAAGTGGCGTGAGAATACTGCTTTTGGGAAGCCCGTTTGAATCCGTTTAGAATTGAGAGGAGACAGTAATGCCACAATACAGAGAGAGAGAAACCGGAGTTGTTAAATCGCACTCCGCAGTCAGGGAAATTCATAATAACGTATCGTTTAGTACGGTCGTTGATACTTATGCTGACCTTGGTTGGGATGAAATAGTTGCTGTACCTCAACCAGAAGCATCTTCTGTTTTGAAGACAATGGAAGAAGATGAGCCTGTTGAGATTAGTGGCACATGGACACAAGTATGGGTTGAAACGGATAAGTTTGCTGATAGCGATGACTCTACTAAAGCAGAGAAAGAAGCCTCTTATCAAGCTGGTTTAGATGATGACGTTGCTGGAAGTGTCAGGGATCAGAGAAACTCCCATTTAGGCGCTACAGATTGGTATGGTTTAACAGACAACACCATGACCGCAGAGATGACAACTTACCGACAGGCGCTTAGGGACGTACCGCAACAGGAGGGGTTTCCTAACGAAATAGATTGGCCCGTCGAGCCTAACTAAACATATAGGGTACGCTTGCTATGCCCCCTAGACAGCCCTCAATGCGGTCGGATTTGCAGGACGTTCTGATTACTGTTGCGCGTATTGATGAGCGCATGGTTACGATGTTTAACCGCCAGGAGGACATCGAAGAACGTGTAAATTCTATGGATAAGAAAATCCAATTGATCTCGCCTGCCGTTAAATTCGGGGAGCGGGTTTTTTGGATTTTGTTGATTGTGGTTGTAGGGACGTTCTTCAACCTGCAATGAAACTTGATCCGATATTGCTTGATACTGCGTGTCGTTACTCTAAGAAGGCTTATGACGACCATATCCCCGATTCGATTAAAATTGAATCAAAACTCACTTCCACGACAGTCTTTATCATAAAACGTCGCACGATAGATATTGTTTGCTTTCGCGGCACTCAAAGTTTGCATGATTGGCTGTTTAATCTCAGTGCAGTGCCTGTACCCTATGCAGGCAGACTCTGCCACGGTGGTTTCGTCGCTGCCCACCTTTCGGTCTGGGGCAAGATAAGGAAACACCTTCATCCCAAGAAGAGAACCTTGTTTTGCGGGCATAGTCTTGGTGGTGCTTTAGCAGAGCTAAGTGTCGCTAAATTAACTGGGAAACACCCCAATCTAAACCTAGTCGCATTTGGTAAGCCTAATACCTTCTTTAAAGGGTTTAAACGACCTATGAAACTAGATAAACAGATATCCTGTGTACGCGGGTCTGACTTGGTTGCAACAATTCCTAGATTTTTTTACGGCCCAAGCAAGAGCCAGACGATGCTGTATTTTGCGAATTCGGGTAAGGACTACATTAGCCCTGACAAAGCGTTTCGCAAGAAAGACCGGAAGATTGGCGGGACGATGCTAGATCATTTAATGCCTGGGTACACTGAGCGTTTGGAAGCGTTTTTGGGCCATCAAGTCGAAGCGAAGAATATTGCAGCAACGATTATCGAGGAAGAAACTAAAGAGTTAAATAAATTATTAGATGAGGTAGAAGATGCCAATGGCTAAAATACTGCTGATTATGATGATGCCACTCCTTGTTGGTTGTTCACAAATTGAAGCTCTTTCGGTGAGCGAGGGTGACAATGCGTTCGCCTGT